GGCTGGTGCGGGCGGGGCTGGCGGGTCGGCGGCGAACGTCAGCGGGGCGGGCGGCAGTTTGACCGCTGTGTCCATCTGGGGACTTACGGGGTTCGCGGGCGGCGCGACTGGTTCGGCGGGAAACGGTGCAGGCGGTGGTGGCGGAATGCTAGGTGCTGGCGTGCAGGCCACGACCAGTACGGGTGGTGCGGGTGGAAACGGAGGCGGCGGTGGTGGTAGTGGTGTTACCAGTCTTGGTTCTGGCGGCGGCGCGGGCGGCAACGGCTTCGCAGTCATACGCTTCTATTTCTGAGGACATTCACATGAAATTCGCTATTATCCAAGAAGGTCAAGTTGCCAACATCATCTTGGCCGAGTCAGCATGGGTCGCTACCAATGCGTTCGGTGCCGTCAGTATTGATGGACTCGACCCGCAACCCGGACCCGGTTGGTTGTTCGACGGACAAAACTTCGCACCTCCACCGATGCCAGCGGTACAGCAGCCCCCACGCTGGAACGACACCAACCTAGACCAACGCTATCACTGGATCGACGTTGGTCCTTTCTTTGACCGATTCGGTGCGAAGGCTCTAAGCATCACAGGGTCGACTGACCCGCAAGTGCAGGGACTGGTCACGCTGTTGTTGCCTCGCAAATATGTCGATCTTAAACGCGCCGATCTCCCAGCAATGCTCGACATGCTCGTCAGTAAGGGATTGATTACCAGTGCTGATAAAAGCGCAGTGCTTAATCCTCAGACAGCAGAATACGAGCGTCATGTTAAAGGTATGGTGCAACCGACATGAAATCTATTCTTGCAGCACTTCTGATGTTTATAGCGCTTGCTGCCTATCCGAAGTGCATCACTAACGATAAATGGATGGGTGCTGACAAAACAAAACATCTAGCCGTTGGCGCAGGTATTGGCGCAATGTCCATGCTCATCTTCAACGATCCAGAATATGCGTTTTTCGCAGGCGCTGCAATCGGTGTCGCCAAAGAAGTGTATGATAGTCGCGGTAAAGGTACTTGTTCGCTGCAAGACGCGGCTGTCACTGCAATTGGTGCTGCTGGCGGTGCCTATGGTGTATGGTGGATTCTATCCCCTAATTACGTTGGTGTTTCTATCAACTTCTAATCATGATTCGTGTTGCTTTCCGTTACAACGATGAACGTATTTTCGCTCGACTGGTGACATTGGTTCGGGGCGGTGACAGCGCTCATTGTGAAATTTCTCACATCTGGCGTGGTGATTTCCACACCTGTACGAGTGCATCGTTTATGGACGGTGGTGTTCGTCAAAAGCAGATTCCTTTAACTGCTGACAAATGGCGCATCTATGAAATTGATTTCGTCAACGCTCAAGACGTCACCAAATGGTTTGAAGCTAATCATCACATGAAATATGATGTCATTGGTTTGCTTGGATTCATTTGGCGGCGTGTCGAAGGCAGCATGAATCGTTGGTTTTGCTCTGAAGCAGTTGCTGACATCATGAAGCTACCTGAGCCTCACCTGTTCGATTTGCGCTCACTAGAAAGCGTTTGTGCGCGTTTTGGTAAGCGGATTCAATAACATGGAGAACTTGATGACGGACGCAGGAGACTCGCGCTATCACGAACTAGATAAGCGTGTAGCGTTGCTTGAGCAAGCACAGATTAACATTCAGAAAGAGTTGCATTCTATTTCTGCCAACTTGAATAAGCTGGTGTGGGTGTTGATTACAGCAGTGGTTGTTGGTGTAATTAATCTGTGGGTGAAAGCGGGCGGAGGTGTTTGATGGTTGCTGAATCACTTTTGAGCGGTATTTTTGGCGGGATATTGCGTCTTGCTCCTGAAGCGTTTAAGTTCTTTGATCGAAAGAACGAGCGTCAACATGAACTGGCGATGCTCGGTAAAGAGATGGAATTTGCTCGAATCAAGGGTGAGATTGAAATGCACAAAGTGGAAGCGAATATGTCTATCGCTGAACTTGATGCAATCGCTGTTGCGGTCAAAGAACAAGGAGAAACCGCTCGCGCTGCCGGTTGGTTTGTCGCTGCGCTATCGGCGCTGGTGCGTCCTCTGGTGACGTATTGGATCGTTGGTCTGTACAGCCTTCACAAGATCGCCACCCTTAGTATGGCGTATGAAGCTAATGCTGATTGGCGTATGGTGATGATGACTAACTGGACATCCAACGATGCAGCAATGTTGTCGATGATCTTGGGTTTCTTTTTTGTTGGTCGAGTGTGGGATCGTAAGTGACCAAAATTTGCAATACGTGCGGCGAATCTAAGCCACTTTTCGATTTTCACAACACAGTAAAGACAAGTGACGGCAAAGCTCGTCAATGCAGGTCTTGCAAATCGGAATGCGACAGGTTGTATCGAGCCGCCAACTCTGAAAAGCTGCTAGCTCAAAAGCGACAATACTATACTAACAACAAGGTGGCTTTTTCCGAGCGAAGTAAACGCTACTACCAGACCAACCAAGATGCCATCAAATCGAGAGTTGCACAATGGAAACGAGACAACCCCGACAAAGTTAATGCACTATGCATGAAGCGCTATACGGGTAAAATGCAAGCTCGTCCGAAATGGCTCACTGAAGATGAATTGTGGATGATGGATGAGGCGTATAGCTTAGCGAAATTGAGAGAAGAAGTCGTTGGTGGCAAATGGGATGTAGATCACATTGTCCCACTAAGAGGTAAGAAAGTCTGCGGTCTTCATGTGCCTTGGAATCTGGCTGTGGTACCGGCAGCAGTAAATAGGTCAAAAGGCAATAAGTTCGATGTTCTCTGAAGCGCTAAGCATTTGTGCCGAGAAACTGATTAAGCCGTTCGAAGGATGTCACAAGCGTCTACCGAATGGCTTAATTGCTCCGTACATCTGTCCTGCTGGTTATCCAACGCAAGGATGGGGCATTGTTGTCCCGTCGATGGATGTTCCCCCAATTACACCACAGATGGCTGATGCGATTCTAATGCGTGAACTGCCTCGATATATGGCGGATACGTTGAAAGCTAGTCCTGTGCTGGCGAAATATCCGAGTCGATTAGCCGCAATCACTTCTTTCGTTTATAATCTTGGCGCTCCACGTTATCGCGCCTCCACTCTCCGAAGACGCATTGATGTCGAAGATTGGGAAGCCGCTAAAACGGAATTGATGAAATGGACGCGAGGTGGTGGCAGAGTGCTACCGGGACTCGTTAAGCGCCGCGCAGCCGAAGCTGCCCTACTGTGAGATAACATTAACATGAGTAAACAATTCACTTCCAAGCAGCGCTCTGTACTCGCTAAGAAGATGGGCTACGAAGGTCCGATGCAGGGCTTCGATGAATTTCTAAATAGTCGTCCTGAATTGCAGGCGCAATACAACGCTGTCACTGATGAGTTTGTCCGTCGTATGAATACTGGCGGATTGGTCAAAATGGCAGTGGGTGGTGCTGTTCCTCCTCCTCAGACGATTGAAGGAGAAGACAACGCTAGCCCCACAATGAAGAAGCCGAAGTTGCCGCAGCCGGAAGTAGCAAAGATTAGTTCGCCTGCACCGATTACCCCCATTACCCCACCTCCGCTGCCTGTTGAGTCGTCGGACATTCCTCACCCTATGATGCCCGGTGGCACTGCTTACGTCCCTCCTCATGTTAGTTCGCCTGCACCAGATATGTTTATTGGCGGCACTCCCGGGTTCTACGCTCCCGGTGGCGCAGGTTATGTTCCTCCTCCTGTTCCTGCTGAATTGAAGCCGCAACCTCCTGTTGCAACAATCACTCCTCCACCTTCTTCCACCATTCCTGCTCCCACATCGCAGTTTGGTAACATCGACAGCGCTCGTTACACTCAATTCTCTGAGATTGGTGGTAAGCCCATTACTGGTCCTGCTGCTCAAGTGCAGGCTGAACAAATTACGACTCAGCAAGGTCAGTTTCTGACGTCAGCATCGTTGCCAGCAATGTCGGCTGCACAAGTTGGTGCGTTCACTCCTGCACAGGCTGCACAGGCCGGTGGCGGCTATGCTGGTCCAGCAGCAACAATGACTGGTGCTGCGGTGACCCCTCAAATGCAGCAAGTGTTGCAGAGTCAGCAAGCTGCGCAAGGTGGTGTTTCTGGCGGCGCATTAGCACAGGGTGCTCAAGGTCAGTTGTCGAAAGGAGCTATGGCGACAGCAGCGCAAGGGTCTGCTGTAATGGCAACTGCCGCAAAGCGTGGGCTGCAACAAGGTGAATTGATTGACGGCACTACTGTAGATCAAAATCGCGTCAATCAAGCGATGCAAGAGTTTCAGGCGCAGCAAGGCACTGTCACTGATGAGATGACTACGACAGGTCAACTCAACAAGATGATGGCAAACTTCGACGCTGGCAATCCTCCCCCGTGGGCGGCTGCTGCCATTCGCGCTGCTAATGCTCAGATGGCGGCTCGTGGCGTTGGTGCGTCGTCTATGGCTGGTCAAGCTATTGTTCAAGCTGCCATGGAAGCTGCTGTGCCAATCGCTAGCATGGACGCCAAAGTGTTTGAGACGATGGGGCTCACCAACCTGTCCAATCGTCAGCAAACGGCAATGTTGGCTGCACAACAGCGCGCACAGTTTCTCGGCCAAGAATTCGATCAAGCCTTCCAAACGAAGGTGATGAATGCTGCCAAGATTTCTGACATTGCCAACATGAACTTCAATGCCGAGCAACAAGTGGTGTTGGAGAATTCGCGTGCAGCCAACACGATGAACTTGGCAAACTTGAACAATCAGCAAGCCATGATTATGGCTAATGCTGCGACGATTGCCAATATGGATATGGCGAATCTAAACAATCGTCAACAAGCTGCGATGCAGAATGCGCAAGCGTTCCTTCAGATGGACATGCAGAATTTGCAAGGTGCGCAGCAAATGTCGTTGTTCAAGGCTCAGTCGTTGTCGCAATCCCTGTTGTCCGATGCTGCTGCTGAAAACGCTGCTCGTCAATTTAACGCTAGTAGCGTGAATCAGGCGAACCAATTCAACGCACAGCTTGCGACACAAGTGAGTCAGTTTAATGCTTCGCAGCAAAATGCGATGGCGCAATTCAACATTGGTGAAACCAATGCTGTTGCGAAGTTTAACGCTGAAGTGCAGAATCGTCGTGACGAATTCAATGCCAATCAACGACTGGTGATTGACCAAGCTAACGCTCAGTGGTTGAAAGAAATCAGCGTACAAAATACGGCATCGAAGAATGCTGCCAACTATCTTAATGCACAGCAGTTGCAGCAGATGACGATGGCGGAGTATAATAATGAAGTGCAGCTTTATCGTGACCAGATTGACTACGCATTCAAGGCGTATGAAAACGATGCTGAACGCATGGCTGCACTTGCTCGCACTGAATTGCAACTGAAAGCATCGGTCGATGCTGCCAAAGAACAATCCAAAGCTGCTGCTTGGGCACAGGCTGGTCAGTGGTTTAGTCGCACCGATATGGGTAAGAATCTGCCCGATTGGCTTGGTAAAGCTGTCGGAAGTGCAGCCGGTGCCGCTGGTAGCTGGTTGATGGAAGATTCTAATTGGGACTGGTTGCTTGGCGACTTCGAATGGTGATATTGACTATATGAATTACATCAACTCTATGCGCAAGATTGAGGCGATTTTGGCAAAAGCTGCCAATCGCCCTAAACGTAAAGCTGCTGGCTCTAAAGGCTTGATGGCTCCTCGTCAAAACATCGGCAAGCGTGTCGGCGGCGATAAGCCACCTATGTCGATGGACGACATTCCGAGCGAAATCAAACTAGCACGTTACGTCGCTCTAATTCGTAAATCGACAGCACAATTGAAGAAGGAAATGGAGAAGAAGAATGCTTGATAAATATCTGAATGCTCCTATTCCGGGTCAATCTCTGACGAATGAACCCGGCAACGTGCCGTGGGAACAGCCGCCTCAGATGGTTGATTTGGATGAGGTGGTGCGATATTACGTCGAGCGTTTGAGCGAACCTGAAGGAGTTGACGCTGTTGCTGGTTTGCTGAAGTCTGGTACGCCTGCTGTAGCGGTGGCAAAGACACTGATGCGTTTCAGTGTCATGAAAGGTATTCACAGTGTTGACGCTGGTATGTTGGCTACACCAGTCATTGTCGAACTGATCCGATCTATCGGTGAGATTGAAGATATTGACTATTATATTCTGTCCGAAGATGAACGTACACCGCCACCTCCATCTGAAGACTTGGTGTTGGAAATCTTGAATGAAGTGAAAGAGCCGATGATGGAGGAAGCGCCTACTGCTCCCGTTGGCGGATTTCTCAAGCGTCGAATGAAGGAATCAGAATGAGTGCATGGTTGTCGTTTTTCGGCGGATACGCCCAAGGTGCTGTTGAGCAAATTGATGAACAGCGAAAGAAGGAGGAACAATTCATTCAGGATCGAATGAAGATGGCTGCTGCTACGCGTCTGGATCGTCAGAAGAAGGCGGAACAACAGCGACAGGAATTGAAGGACACCTACGGTGAGTTATCGTCCAATCCTGTATTTCAATCCGCTTCCACTCCGCAGAAGATTGCGTTGATGGTTAATCCCACTGCGCGTAAAGCATTTGAGGAACAATACCAAGCTCTTGGTGTCAATACTAACATTGACAGCATCGTTCAGGCTAACGCTGACAAGCTGAAGGATTACAAGAGTGTGGACGACTACATCACTAAGATGACGACACCCAAACCTCTGCCTGTTAACGAACAGACGCAGAGTGCTTTTGCGAATCCGAAGCGTTCTTTTGGTGCCACTGTCGGCAGCACGAGGCAAGACCTTGAACAAAATGCTGCGCGATTCGGTATGAAAGCTGATGATGCGTTGGGGTGGGAACAAGGTGCCGCTGAACCCCCATCTATGGCTGGTGCCTTCACACTCAAAGCTGGTGCTACTGCTCCAACTGATCCGAAGTCGATGCTTGAACAAGCTCAGTCACGAGTAACACTTGCTGAACAAAGTGGTGATTCTGAGAAGATTAAGGCGGCGACAGATAATTTGAATCGCGTGTATGCGTTCATCAATCGCATTACACCCGACACAAAGAAAGACGTTGATGCTCAGATTTCACAAGCTATTACTGACATGGCAAATGCTCCTAAAGGATCGGCAGAATATATCGCCGCCCGAGACAGGAAATTGCGACTTGAGGAAGCCAAACGCCTCGGTACAATTCAGCCTAAGCAACCGCTTGGCGATCATGAGAAACCTTTAACTGCCAATCAATCAGTGGCATTTGCCTCTAAGCGTGCGGCGGCAAAGATTAAAGCTATATGGGGTGATAAGGCTATCAACGGTCAATATATGGTGTCACAACCAGACGGTACAGTGGATATTGTCCTGTCGGCGTGGAAACCCGATCTACAGAAAGAAGTGCAGGCAGCACACCAAGAAGAAGTTGAGAATTACTTCCGTGAAGTGATGACTCAGTACGATGGTAAGGTGCCACCTAGTATTCGTGAAGCAATGCGAGTGTTTAATCTCACCCCTGATAAGTTGAATTCTGCACCCGCACCTAAACCTAATCCTTCTGGTACACCTGAACCGAGTGGTGCAACTAAACCTCTAGTGGTCACCACTCAGGCGGAAGTGAACAAGTTGTTGTCACAACGTAATGAGGCTCGCAAGAAGCAAGGATTACCTGCACAATCACTCTCACAGCTTTCTGCCGAATTGGCAAAGAACGGTGTAATCATCAAATGACCATGCAATCTAAACAAAACAATAACAGGGGCAGCAATGCCCCTTCTTCGTTTGCAACGGCAAGCGATCTTGAAGCGTTGCTCAGTGGAGGGGCTGCTACACCAACTCCTAAGACCGCTACCAATCCTGCACCGAAGCCTGCTGCCCCAAGCAAGATTGCAACGGCAAGCGATCTTGAAGCGTTGCTGAGCGGTCAAGCTACTACCCCTGCACCCGTTACTCAATCAACGTCTGTAGAGCCTTCTAAGCCCGTTGCCGAGCCTTCTAAGCCCGTTACCGAGCCTAAGAAGAGTTGGTGGGAGAGTGCTAACGAACGTCTAAGCGCTCCAAAGGCGTTGTCGTCGCAGCGTGGTCGTGGGTTTGTTGCTGAAGAAAACAAAGCTGACCAAGCTAAAGCTGCTGCACCGCTAGCACCCGACGCTGTTACGTTCGAGTCATTGTACAAAGACGACGACAAATTCAAAATCGTCAACGACATGATGAGTGTGATTGGTAAAGGGTGGGACGGCAAGCAACCGAAAGAAGACGTTGTTAAAGATTTCACAAGGTATTGGCGTTCTATCGGAAACGCTAATAGCCCCACGTTGGCTGGACTGGCTAATCGTGTCAGTAACACTAATGCTGCTGATCGTCAAAAGCTCGGCAAAGGATTTGAACTAGCATCGTCAGTGCCGAGTTTTTGGCGGCGTGGTGCTGAACCGGGACTCAGTAAAGTGTGGCACACTATTAGTGACACAATCTTTGACCCGGGGTCGTATATTGGACTCGGAGCCGGTGCTGTCGCTAAACAACTTGTAGGAAGAACCGCAGCTAAGGAGGCAGTTAAGAGGTCACTCACCCCTGCTCTTGTTGCTGGCGCAACTGACGCAGGTGTTGCTGCCGCTATTGATTTTGAACAGCAAAAGACAGAACATCAGTTGAAGGATGCTGCCGCTGGTACAGAAACGCCGTTCAAACTGGACAAGTTTCAGACGGCAGTATCGGCGCTTCTTTCCGGTGGCTTGACTGCCGCAGGTACGAAACAAGTTAGTAATCTTGCTCGACCACCGGGTTCGTCGTTGAAGAAGAAACTCGACGCTATTCCCGATCCAGTTGCTGAAACTGAAATCAAGACTGAAGCGAAAAAAGAAGTTGTTGACGGCGTTGTTACGCAGATGGATGAAGAAGTGCGTAAGTATGTCAAAGCCAACGGTGAGGCTATTCTTGGGGCAATCGGTCCCGAAAGCGTTGTTGCTGACGCCAAGATTCGCACTAAGCTGAGTGAGGCTGCGGTTGACGTAGCCGTCAATGTCATCAAAAACGATCCGACGTTTGCACCAAAAGAGGGACAGCTTGTTTCGGACGCAATCAATCGCGTGTTCGCTAGTCTTGAAACTGATGAAATCACAGACGCTGCTTTGGAATCAGCAATTCGTCAGGCTGGTCTAACTCCTGAACAATTTGCAGCAGCCAATAGTGCTTCCATTACTGAAGCTGCTCGACTAATGCAGCAGTATTCAACTGTGGCTAAGATGATGAATCGCCTTCGCACTATCGACCCTGATTTCAACAAGGAGATGGAGAATCTGTACAAAGGATTTGAGATGCGACCATCCCATGTGAATCAAGCATATTCGTTGGTCAAGTCGGGGTTACATGCGTCTAAAGGCGTCATGGTGTCAGGTGTTGACACTACAATGCGAAATGTAATGGCTGCGACTGAAAACTTAACAATTGGTACTACTGCTAAATTGATGGAGGGTACAGCGTACACGATTGGTCAGGCGACATATTCTTTGATGCGTGGCAAGGTTGGTGAAGCTGTGAGTGAGTTTGGTCCCAACATGGCTAAGACACTTGAGGATACTTTCAAGGGGTTGTACTATCTAGCCAACAAAGGACTCGCTAACGATCTGAGCGATTTGTTGACGATGGATAATCCGGCGATTCGTGCGCGAATGATGGGGTCGCAAGAAGATGTACGAGGTATTGCAAGCAGCGGCGTTGATAAAGTCGTTGGTATGCTTAACGTACTCAATTCGATTCAAGATAGCTTCTTCCGTCGTGCTGCTTTTGCGGAATCTGTTGATCGACAGTTAAGCGATGTTGGTCTTGATCTGATGACGATCTTGAAGGAGAACGGTACAATCCCGAAGGATGTAATCTCTCGCGCTTCCGATGATGCTCTGAAGGCTACGATGAGCTATACGCCGCGAATCACTGCCGGTGGTAATGTTCTCAATCCTGTGACGGGCAAGATGGAGCCGAAGATTAACACAATTGACGTTAAAGCTGAGCGTCTTGCGGGATTGTTTGTCAATAAGGCTGAAGATTCTGTAATCGCTAACGTCTTGGTGCCGTTTCCTCGATTTATGGCAAACGCATTGGCGTGGACATATCGGCATAGTCCTTTTGGTGTTGTCAGCATTACCGGCGACATCAGAACGGCGCGTGCTGCTGCGGAGGCAGGCGATGAAGCTAGTCGGATTGCTGCCGTGCGTAAAGCCTACAATAATGGTGCGCGTGCGCTTATGGGTACAACAGCGTTTCTTGCCGCGATTAAGTATCGCCAAGACAATCAAGATGTTGAACCGACAGTTGTACGCAATGACGACGGAAGCGTCACTGATGTGTCTACGATGTGGCCGATTCCACAATATCTTGCACTAGCAGATGTGTTTGTCAAATGGGACAAAGGGTTAGAAGCTGATGCTAAGAAAGCTACCGAAGTGTTGCTTGGTATGAAGGTGCCTGCTGGCGCTCAAGCGACGTTTATTGACACCATCCTTGAAATGTCAGACAGCGAAGACAAGATGCAAGATTTGCTGAAGGGTGGCACTAAGATGGTGGGTGATTTGTTTGGTCGAGTGACACAACCGTTTGTCACGAAACAGGTGTTTGACGTCGCTGATATGCTAAATGAAGATACTGCTGCGCGTGATCCGAATGTCGTCAAAGACCCCGACTCCCTTACAGAGCTTGCTGTTAACCGTGTACGGAATCGGCTTGGTCCGTTGAAATATGATTTGGATAAAGCTGTCCCTAAAGGTGGCGATATTAACACAATCGAACGGCGTGGGGAAGTGCTGCATCGAATCATTGGTGTCCGATTTACCTACGAAGGCAGTGAGCTTCAACGCACCATGAACGAGCTTGGGTTGAAGCCGTACAAAGTGTTGGGTAAGACTACGGGTGACAAGGCAATTGACAACAAGATCGCAATGCGTCTGAATGAAATCGTTCCAGAGCGTGTCAAAATGCTTGAGCGAGATTGGTCTGACACTCAGTATCCGACAGAGCGTGGTGCTTTGGGTAAGAAAGTGTTCGGTACTGATAAGCGCATCAGTCGACAGATTGAAAGCGACTCAGTTAAGAACATGATTATGGGGGTTGCTGCTGAGACAACCAAGATCATTCTTGACAAGGAAGTGACTGATGTCAAGAAGCGAGCGAAGATGTACTACCAAGCATTACCGGCAGCAAGGCGTCGAGCAATTCGTCAAGTGTACGAGTCGAAATATAATAAGCCACTGGAAGAAGTGGATGCGTATGAAAAAGCGGAAGAGTTGAATGCACTGATTGATGCACAGACGTTTAAGTACAACACAGGCGGATTCGTCCAACGTCGTCAATAATGAAAATGTCCACAATCTCAACCACTACATCAATAGTGGCTACGATTGTGGACATTTCTTTTTGGTGCCGCCCAACGGAATCGAACCGTTGACCTACCGCTTACAAGGCGGTTGCTCTACCAACTGAGCTAGAGCGGCGTCATTTTCAATGCAGCTTCTTACGCTTGTCTAGATTGGCGAAGTAAGCAGCGTCCCATCCTCGCTGCCATTCCTTACCCTTCACTGTCTCGGGATTGTAAGCGTTAGCAACCCAACCTCGTTGAAACGCCACCACTCCTTGCTGATATTGCAGCACCAGAGGCGGCATACGTTCTTGCTTGTTCATTTTAACTCCTTCCATAGTTGACTGATAGGTAGATTGTAACACGTACTCTTGACAACGTATCCGTTATTTTCGTCTACGTCACCCTTCTTCATCAACACAGCATCTTCGAAATACTTTAGCTTTGGATATACGCCTAAGAACCATCCAACGCTGTAGTCGTTTTTAATGCGAACAAACGCATAGTAGTCGCATTGTTGCTTCGTGTTGTATTGTGCCACTGAACACTGATAGTAGTCAAGAGGTTTGACACTTGTTGCTTTCGTCTTAACGTCCACTCTGTCCCCATTTTTGAGAACAATATCGTAGTCGTAAGTGTTTTCAAGCGTACCTTTCAACACTTCGTTGGCAACAAGCTCACCAAGAAATCCTGTCAAATTACCTTTACCACGAGTGATCGAGTTGTTCAAGTGACCAAGCTCTACAGCGAGGTTACGGGCTTTGACGAGCATGTCGTCGGTGATGACGACTTCAACCACGAGCGTAGGGTTTGCCGATAAAGATTTCAATAAGCGGAAGCGACAACACCAATCCGCAAGCGAGTATCAGATTGTCGTCTTCGTCTTCGACAAGTACATCGTCAGAGTGATCGATGAACAGACCGAAGCCATAGGTCCATTTGATAACAAAGATCAAGGTAGCTCCTTTTGTTTAAGTTCAATGAGTAGGTCGATGTAGTGTCGTGCTTTGAGTAAGTCAGCTTCACCACCTTTCTTTTGCCATCGAGTGATGTACTTGACAACATTGCCTTCGCAGAATCCGAGGTTGTTGGCTACGATGTATTCTACAGGTTGGATGATGGAATTTTTGTAATGCTCTCCACCGATTTGAACATCAAGAGCGCTCATAGGCTTCCTCCTTTCGTGGTTGGAACAACGCCGGAACTCGACGACGTTCGATTTCTTCACGGATGATTTGTTCAAGACCAATGTTAATTAGAAATCGAACTTGATCTTCCGTGAGTTCGATGGCGACGGGCTCGTTAAGTTCCGGCATATTTCTCCTTAGTTAATGAAATACAACATGAGGCATCGAGCGCACATGAGGGAACAGCGTCATAAACTTGTCCCGATCAATGTCAACGCCGACGACAATCTCAGTATACACGATATTCTCCTCACGAAGTTGTCGTTTAACAACGTCACATTGAGGGCACATAGGCTTGCTGTAGACGGTAGCTTGGACGTCAGTGCTTTCCATTGATTTCCTCCAACAAGATGTCAATCACTTGACGCAACTGAAGCACTTGCTCAACGGTAAACGCAATCATCTTCTCTCCTTTTTTGAACACTATAGGTAGTAAAACGCAATCATCTTCTCTCTTTTTTGAACACTATAGGTAGTACAATCCGATTGACGTTGGATTGTACCTACAAAGTCTCCTACAGAGAACGCAGTAGTGACAGTTTTTTGTACAGTTTTAGGCATGGCAGGCAACACATTCTCCACTAGAAGCGCTCACACCAGCTTTGGTGCGAACATAGTACAAAGACAGGATGTTCTCATTTAAGAAGGCAGACTTGTGAACAGCGC